GCGCCGCGATAGCCTGCGGTGGCTGCGCCGCTATCGCCTGCGGTGGCTGCGCCGTAAGCGCCTGCGGTGGCTGCGCCGCGATAGCCTGCGGTGGCTGCGCCGCTATCGCCTGCGGTGGCTGCGCCGTAAGCGCCTGCGGTGGCTGCGCCGCGATAGCCTGCGGTGGCTGCGCCGCTATCGCCTGCGGTGGCTGCGCCGCTATCGCCTGCGGTGGCTGCTTTCTGGTCGGTATGTTCCATTGTGGTATGCGCCTTGACGTACTCAACGTGAGCCTTTACCAGGCCGGGAATACCGATCTCCGCGCCCACCGTAAGCTTCTTGGCAACGCGCTTGCTATCATCTCCGCGTTCGTCGCTCACGCCGACCATTTCCACTTCACAATACCGGCTTCCTTCGCCGGGCGCGTAATAACTGAATACATCCAACGGCGCTTCACAAGCGTGCAAGCCATGATTGCACAGTTTCACTTTGTCAACTTCCTGCGTACCGCCGATCTCATATTGCAAACCTCTGCACTGCAAATTCTTGTCAAAACCCTTGTAAGCTTTCATTTTTCATTCTCCTTATCGATATCTTCTTGCTGAAATCTCCGTAATGGCATAGCCGTATCTGGCGTGGAACATCTTCGCCTTGATAGAGTAGCTTTCGGTGCGCATCCCCTTGACATCCTCGGTAACGTGAAGCCAGTAAGTATTCCCGTTGCAATCTGGCGCGGTTCTGCGCTCATAGTCAAAATCAGCCTTGTAGTCCACACCAAGAACCCGCTTCCCATCAGGCCCGGTAAACGGCTCCTGCAAGCAGTACGTTTTCTGCAACTGCAAGTTCCGGATCTGACCGGCACGCAGAAGCAAAACCAGTTCGTCATACCGCCGCGCTTCTGCCTGAGAATCAAACGCCAGGTTGCCGCGCGTGGCCTTTTTCGCATTGTATTTACTCATGCAGGCCCCTTTCCCGAAATCCTTCGTAGTTGAAGATATACCTCCGATCCTTCGCAGTCTGCGCTGTTTCCCGCAGCGCTGGCAGACACCTGGCTCCCACCGGTCTTTTGACGGGTCAAAGCGCTGTTCCCGCGTTGGCTGAACGATGTTGTTGTCCTTCTCCAGCTCCCCGATGCACGCGGGGCAAAGGCGCTTGGTATGTATCTGGTTGGCTTGGTCAAATGTCATGGCTACCCTCCAAAATCGACTTGACGAAACTGAGCTGCTCCTTTGCCTTTCCGCGCCGGATACTGTCGCCACGAAACACCAGCGGTGCGCACATTTCCAGCACACGGTCATAGATGCGCTGATATGCCATGTTTTTTGGCTTGCAGATTTCGTCCAGCGTCAGGTTTGTGGTCACGACCAACGGCTTCTTGGCCTTGTAACGCTCGTCAATGACCATGTACACCGTTTCCAGCGCGTAATCGCTGTTCCGCTCCGCGCCCAAATCATCAATAACCAGCAGGGGGTAATAGCGCATCTGGTCAACGATGTCCTGCTTGTCATATCCGGCGTTCAGAATACGCGGAAAGCTTGTGATCATGGCCGGAATACCACGGTCGATCAACTGGTTTGCAATACAGGCCGCCGCAAAAGTCTTTCCGTTGCCAGTATTGCCCCACAGCAGCAAGCCGCTGTTGCTCTGCGCCATTTCGTCCCATCGGTCTGCGTATCGCTTGCACTTGGCAAGCTCGTCCGTCATAGTAGCACCGTCAAACCGGCAGCCCGCAAGGCTCCTGTCGCGGATGCCGTCCGCCCGAAGCGTCTCGATGCGCAGGCGCATTTCCTGATCCTGCCGCGCTTTCTTCTCCGCCTCGTACTTTCTGGCGGCGCAAGCGCACTGGCACTTGACGATCCGCACCTTACCTGCGATGCCGATACGGCACTGTTTTGGCGTGTCGCAATGGCCGCAATATATCAGGCCATCTTTCTCGTAATCCAGAACGTCGCATTCTTGGGCAACGTTCTGCGCGATGCTGTCGATGATGAAATCTGCGTTCATAGGCTGTCCTCCGTGCTGCCGTAGTCATAGGTAAACGGCTTATTTTGCTGTGCTTTTCCGCCGCGATCCTGTTCTCTGGCAAGCCACGAAGTGATAAACCTCTTAATGCCGCCGCGCGTCTTGCGCTTCGCCGGATTGGAATCACACCAGCCTACCATGTTCCGGAGCTGTTGTCGCACGTTTACGTTTGGATACAGCTTTTCCCATTGAGCCGCATCCGTTTCCTGAACGGCATATGTCGTTCCGTCATTGAGAATAAGCTCGGCGACGGGCGGCGTGGATGCCGCTTGCGGCTCCGCGCATATATCTTCTTTACTCTTCTCTACTCTACTCTTCTCTACTTTACTTTGTTTTTCGATGTCAGCATTTTTTGAAAAAATGTTGACATTTTCGGCCTGAATGTTGACATTGGGGCAAATTTGGGCGACATTAACCAGAAGGATGTTGTAATCGACGCTGAGAACTTTACGGCGGCTGACTGCCTCGAAGTACCTTTTCTGCACCCCTTTTGAGGTCAGCACATGGTACTTGTCATATTTCTCTTTGTCGAACATCCCTCGTCTGATAGAAGCCTCTATTATTTCGGAAACGACGCTCCCACCCAACCCGACCTTGCGGGCAAACAAAAGCGCAACCTCCTCTGTCCATTCAATGTAGTAACCCGCCTTACCGTAAATCTCTTGCAGCAAGTGAACGACTACACCAAATCCTGTCAAGCCAAATTCTGCCTCTATCAGTTCAAGCTTTGCATCCAATGCGACATCAAGCGGAAAGTAGTCGATCCCGCTCTTTGCCATGACTTACCTCAGAACGGAAGGTCGCTATCATCGTCCTCGACCTCGTCGAAGTCCTCCGCGTCCACGCTGACCGGCGCTTTCGCCGCCTGATGTCCGCCGTTGTCGCTGCGGCTGTCGCAAAAGTACAGGTTGTCAGCAATGACCTCCGCATTGCGGCGCTTGTTGCCGTCCTTGTCCGTCCAGTCGCGGATCTGAAGCTTGCCCTCTACAACGGCCATACGGCCCTTCGTGAAGTACTTCGCCGCGAACTCCGCCGTGGATCGCCACGCGACGCAATCAATGAAGTCTGTCTCCTTCGTGCCATCCGCGTTCTTAAAATCGCGGTCAACGGCCAGCGTGAAGCTGGTAACCGCCGTACCGCTGTTGGTTCTCCGAAGCTCCGGATCGCGGGTCAACCGGCCCATGATGAAAACTTTGTTCAGCATTTCTTATCCTCCAATCTGTACTCGGCAAAGCTCACGCTCTCGCCGTATCGGTTCTTGTTTGTCACCGTCCGCTTGCTGATGGCGTGCCCTGCGTGACGCAAGTCCCATATCCTCGCACCCAGCCGGTAGCAGCCAAACTCGCGGGCGGCGTCCAACTGTGTGATGGGGCCTACCGTCTCCATGTATTCCAGGATTCTTTCGCACTGTGTCATAACCCCTCCTATAAGTACGATTTCCCGAACTCGCGCCGGAAATCATCCTCCGTCCAGCCCTGTTCCTGCATGGCCTTGAGCTGCCCGTAGCGGCGCAGGCGGCGCATCTGGTCACCGTTGCGGTGTACCGCGCCCCTGCCGTTCCGGTGGCACCTGTTGCCGCAGAGATAGACCACAAGGCCGTATTTCTCGCTTTTCTTGCGGTACGGGCCGCCCACGATATGGTGCCGCTCAAGTGGGTCTGATGGGTCATTCCTGCCGCACAGGAAGCATCTGCGTTCTTCCATCATCCTCTCCCCTCCGTTCCGTCCGAAACGTATTCCGGGCAATAGTGGATGGCATAAGACAGCAACTCTCCGCGACGTGTATAGCCTTGATATTTGGTGGTCGGCGTAGCGTCCCACCCCTCGACGGGAAGGTGTTCTTTCCGCGCCCAGCTGCACCCGTCGACATAGTTCTTGCACGTCCAGCACGGTTGATCGTGTGTAGGTGCGGCGCCCTTGCGCCTGCTTCTGCCTTTTCGCTGGCATCCGCAGTGCGTAACGTATCGCAGCATCCGCGTTGTGGCAACGCGTGTTCCGCCACACTTGCATTTGCACTTCCATGTCAGTTCCCCGCTGGCGTTCCGCCCGGCAAAGGCAACGACCTTCAACATGCCGTGCTTTTCGCCCACATGGTTTGCTTTGCGCGATGGGAGATTCTTTGCCCTTTCCCGTGTTGGCGTTGTCAGCGCATCATGCAGCGACCATCCGGCAGACAGCCGTTTGCGCAGCGTGGTAATGCCCATGCCGTAGATGGTGGCCCACTCGGGCAAATACTTCTCTTCTCCCTTGTAGCGGTATTTTCGGCGCGTGCTCACTTTGCCGCACCCCATTCCCGATCAAGCTGAGAATCCATCAGCCGGATTTGCAGTTTCATGGAATTGATGGCTTCCATCGCGGACTTGTAAAGTACCTCGGCACAATCCCGATTAAACCGTAGCGTAGCGATTTCCGTCTTGCCTTTGCAGATATCAGAAATGATCGTCACTGGCATGCCGTTGTCGCGCTCCAAAAGCATCTGCTTGGCAAGGGCCACGCGGTAGTCCCGTTCTGCTTCCGCGTATTTCTGGCCGCGCCGTTTCAGTTCGGAAATGGCAACGTCCAGCATCCGGCTCTTGTCCATGATCTCATTGACCAGATCAGCCATCGGCGTTCTCCATCGACGCCCGTGCGGCCTTCATGCAGTCCCAGCAGAGACGGCGGCCGTAAGCCTCCACGGCGTTCTGTGCGATGGTAGCGGCGGAATATTCCGCGCCCTTGAATCGCTTTGCCGTGATCTTCTTGCCGCATCCCTCGCAGGTAATGGCCTTTTTGGCTTCTTCGTCCAACTGCGCAGAACTGATCTTGTCCGGGTCTTCTCCGGTGGGAATGGCAAACGTCCGCAGCCACATGTACTTAAAAGCGTATGTCATGGCTTTTCCGCTGCCCTTGTCCTGAGTGTCCGCGCCGTCGCCGCAAGACACCACTTCGATGTAATCAGCCGGATCGTCGATGTTCACGATGCGATATTTCACGTCAACGTGGGTGATGTTGCCGGTTCTGGTGGCGCTCTGCTCAACGGGGAATACCACCAGTTTGTGCTTGAGCATGGCAGACCGCATGATAACCGTCACCTTCTCCTCAGACAGCGCCTTGTAATTGGTCTGCCCAAAAGAGACGTTGTCGTCCTTCGCAAGATACTGCACGTCCTGCATGACGGCGGCAATTTTTTCATAGATGTTCATCACTTCACCCCCACGTTCATGCTTGTGACAAGCTCCGCGCCGTCAATGGTGACCCCGTTTTTCAGCAGCGGGGAAATATCGCTCTTTGAAACGCTGGGTGCGCTGTACTGCACCAGCCCATCACGACCGTTTGTCACACACCAATGCACCAGTTCCTCCATGTTGGTGATCTCTACGCGGGTACTTTTCCGGAAGGTAACCGCACACCGCGCGCTCTTAAACGTGCTCCCGTCCAGCGCCTTGCCCAGATACCCAAGCAGACGCTCACGCTTCTTCTCCAGCGACTTCCGGCGCTCCGCAAGGGACAGTTCCTCGGCGAGAATGGCCTTTGCTTCCGCATCCAGATTCTTTGTCCAGCACGCCACACTCTCGATCTTCTTGTCGCGCTCCATCTGCAAAGCTTCAAAAGCGTCAAAATCCTTGATCTCTCCGGTTTCTTCGTCAACCAGCGTCTCCAGTGCGCGGTCGATTTCGTACAAGCTCAAACTCATGCCCTTGCCTCCTTATAAATTTTCTTCAAATTCGCCCAGCTGTTGCCGTCCAGCACGTCATCCAGCCAGGCTTCCTCTGTGTCACCCAGCTCTTGAGCGCCCTTTTCAAACAGGTTGACAACGGCGATCTTGCGGCAGTCCGGGCAGAGAAACCGGTTCTCGTACTTGCTGCCGACGTGACCATCGTCCCACGACACATGGGCGCGGCAGATGTCGCACTCAAACACCTCGTCATAATGGGTATCGCCGCAGCAGGGGCAGACATACGCCCCGTCGTTTTTGTTCCAAAAGTCCCGGTCGTAGACGGGATTCTCGAACTCCCGTCCTGTCTCATTGCATCGGTACATCATCTACCTTCTCCTCCCACGCTTTGCTCGTTCCCGTAAGCTTTTAACTGCCGTCCGTTTTAGGTCGGCCATCGCGTCATCGGTCTGCCGCCTGACCTTTGCGCGGGTCTCATAAGCGGCGTTTCTTGATACTTCGTACTCCCGATATGCCTCACAGGTCGAAAAACACAGCGCCCGCCTATCCGGGCAGTCCGGAGAGCATGGGCAAGGGACGCATGTGATATGCTCGTCCGTCATTTAGACACCCCCAACACCTTGAAAAGCTTGTCCCGCTTACCGAACGTGTTCAATGGCAGTGCGCCGCTTTCCAACCGCGCAATAGTTGCCTGAGATACGCCAACGCTAAACGCAACCGCATCTTGTGACCACTCGCGTTTCGTTCGTTCTTCGCGTATCCAACGCTGATTTTCTGCATACAGCCGTTTGTTCTCTTCGTAGCGGAGCCGCTGCCTTCTGGCAATATGATCTGCGTTTGCCACCCGATAAACACGCATGTACAGGTTGATTTCCTCGCGGTGCTCTTCGTTGTATCGGCGGCTCATCTCCGCCCCTCCAGCCGGTCGATCAGGTGCATGAACTGTACCGAGAAAGTCAGCGCTCCGATGATGATCATGATGTAAGTGATCATATGTACCTCCTATGCTCTAACCAGCTGAGCCAGCTCCTCTGCGCTGAAGCGCAGCAGCTTGTCCAGATTCTTGATGTCCTCGCACGTCCATGCGCCACTGCCAAACTTGGCGTTCAGCGTGGAAATGCGGAACCCGGTCTTTCGCGCCAACTCAGATTGCGTCTGGATATCGCGCTGTGCGCATTTGGTGCGGATGATCTTCCGCATCATCGTGGCGCGTGTTTCTATCGGGCTTTGCGCCCACGGGCATTTTGACATTGTCTCTTGCCTTTCTCCGTTGTCTGTGCTACAATAAAGCCGCGCATGACATTGTGCCTTTCATTTCATTTGCCCTGTTCGGTCTACTATGCCGGGCAGGGCGCTTTTTTATTTTCCCTTCCGTTTTGCAATGACCGCATCTACAGCGGCCTCAAGGCGCTTACGCGCATCCGGCGGCTTGCGGTGGCCGTTCAGTAGCATACTCACATACGGACGCGTAACGCCAAGCTCGGCGGCTACATCGTCATAAGTGATCTCGTGAACGTGCATCTTGCCCACAATCTTGCCAGTCCAGGATTCCAGCAAAATCACACCTCCTTAGTGTTAATTTGTTTGACTGAGGCGAAAAAGTTTGTTATAATGCCACTTGGCTTGATTTGTGGCATAGGTGTTTTTGGTGGAAACATCTCACTGCCGCAATTCCCTACGCTTGTTGTTGCGGAGACTTCGGAGGGCAGTCAAGCCATTTTTCGGAAGATTCCCGGCTGTGATGCAACACAGGCGGGTTTTCTTTTCCGCCGCAGTCAAATTAGTGGTTGCAAAAGTTAACAAAGTATGCTATTATGGATTTGCGAGATACATATTAGCAATTTCGGACACGAGCATTTCTGCTGGGGTCTGGTTTTGTGTTAGCTTTTTCAACCGTAAACACAGTATACAGCTAGAAAAGTTAGAAGTCAATAACTGTCGTTAACTTTTCTAACTTTCTGCGTTTTGCACAAAAGGATGATCTGAAAATGAGCGTTTTTTACGATAATTATGTCAGGCTGTGCGCATTGAACAATTTGAGCGAATCTGGTGCCGCAAAAAAGGTTGGTCTTTCTAATGCCGCCGCAAACGGATGGAAAAATGGGAAAATGCCGTCCGCCATTACGCAAATCAAACTCGCAAATTTATTTGGCATTTCGCCCGGCGAGCTGATGGGCGCGCCTGCTATCCCGCCGCAGGGCGCAAAAAAAGCGCCCACTGAAACCAGTGAGCGCGAATTGGATATGTCCTTAATCAAGCGTCTTGTTCAGTTGACGCCGGACGAGATGGAGAAGGTCGACGCATTTGTTCAAGGCCTATTAGCATCTCGTCAAGGATAAGCTTTTCTTCGTGAGTGAGCTGCGATATGTATATTGCTGCTTGCTGTTCCGTCATGCTTCTGATCCTCCATCCAAATTTCTGCGTTAGAACAAGTGTTTCATTTGTGTACTTATTTAACACAACCTTATCTGTTTTGCAGCCGCTAGATGTGGTATAATTTTTGCGAGAGACCACTACCATAAAGGGAGGCGTTCCGCCCATGTCCCATCATTATAACTGGCCTGTGTAAGCCCTCCGCCGTCTCCGCAACAACGGCGGAGGGCTTTTCCCGACGGGCACCCACCATGCCCGCCGTGCAAAAACAGGGTAGCAAAAACAACTTGGGTAGGTCAATTCCGAAGATGGGTATTCGACAAAACTAGACATACCGACATTCGGGTATCTCCTACCCTACAATGGGAAGAGGAGCAGAAAATGAGCAAGTCTTTACAGGATATATGCAGAGAGGCCAGAGACCGACAGGGTATGACCAATCAGGTCGTTGCAGACAATTCCAACGTGCCGCTTTCCAGTGTGCAAAACTTTTTTGCATCTACATCTAAAACGCCAACTGTAAATAACTCCGGCAACATATGCCGTGCTTGTGGTGTTTCACTGGACAAGTATTTTGGCATCACGCCGGATGTTCTGCCGGAAGAGCAAATAGAACAAATGGAACGCGATCACAAAGCGGAGCTGGTAACGGCAAATCTGGAAGGACGGATAGAACAGCTTTCCAAGACCGAGAAGCGTATGCGAATATCGCTTTACAGTATCTCCGTCCTTGCTGTGGTTTTGCTAATGACGTTAATCGGCTATGTGGTGTTTGACTATCAGTTGCCAAACGTCGGTATTATTCAGGGTAAACAGGCTATCACTTTGGCATGGATCGTCATTGTCCTGCTGGCCGTCGGCGTTGGCGTGATCGCGTCGGCGTTTTTGAACGCCCTGCGATATGCGAAGAAGATTACAGAAGAAAAGGGGAGAGGAGAATGAAGATCCCAAAGGCTGTCAAACTGAAATCCGGCAACTGGAACATCAATATGATGATTGAAGGTCAGCGGATATCTGTCACAGCCCCTACCAAAAAAGATGTGGAAAAGAAAGCTGCCGCCATTAAGGGCGGCGCAAAGGTGGAGCCGAAAACAGAAAGTCTTACTCTGACAGCCGCCATTGACCAGTATATAGAAAGCAAAAGCGCCGTTCTTTCCCCCGCTACAGTGCGAGGATATCGAACAGCGCAAAAACATAGATTTGACAAGTTGATGAAACGCAATGTAAACAGCATTACAAAGATGGATGTGCAGATGGCGGTAAACGCGGAATCGAAAAAAGTGTCCGCTAAAACTGTAGCTAACGCATACGGCCTTGTTCGCCCGGTTTTGAAAGAGTGCGGCGTTGATGTGTTTGGTGTGCGCTTGCCGCAGATTCAAAAGCCGGTGAAAAAATATTTGCAGCCTAAGGACATCGGTAAACTGGCAGAAGCTATTCAGGGCGATTCCTGCGAGATTCCCATTTTGCTGGCCGTCTGGCTGGGTATGCGCCGCTCAGAGATCGTCGGCCTGTGCTGGGACTGTGTAGACACAGAGAACAATCTCTTACACATTCGCCGCGCCATTGTGCCGGACGAAAACAATAAGTGGGTACAGAAAGACACGGCAAAAAACATCAGCAGCCAGCGAACAGTAGATTGCCCGGAATACATCATGGAAAAGATACGGCAACTCCCGCACCGGTCTGACGGCAGACTATTCCCGATGCATCCGGACACTGTCCGCAAGCATGTGCACAGAGCGTGCGCCGCTGCCGGGATAACAGATACCACCGTGCACGGTCTGCGCCACACCAACGCCGCCGTGATGAAAGCGGTGGGCATAGATGATCGCTACGCAATGGAACGCGGCGGATGGAGTTGTGAAAGCACCTACCGCAAGACGTATTCCTATGTTTTCGACAGCGACAAGTCAGAAGCTAACGCAGCCATCAACAACTACTTTTCTGCAAAAATTACAGATGAAATTACAAATGAAAAATAAAAAACCGCATGATTAAAGTGGTTTAATCCGCTTTTTTGGAGGGTTCAAATCCCTCCTTCCGCGCCAAATCAAGAAACCGAGGAATCACAACGATTCCCCGGTTTTTCTTGTGCTTATGCGGGTTTGATGGCTATCAGCGTTCTGTAATTCATAACGCTATTTTGGTAGTTATCTGTAATTATCAGCAAAAAATTACAGATAAAATTACAGATGAAATTTTGCCCGTCACGTCCCGCGATACATCCCCTGCAAGGTCTTGACCTCCGCCGCCTTGTCGATCTGCTTCTGGTGCAGATAGTCATAGACGGCTTTCATGCCCTCGGGCGGCTCGCCCTTCTCCTGCCGGTACTTCTCGATCAGCTTCGCCACCTCGGTATGCAGCATGGTCATGTGCTGCATCTCCGCGCCGGAGAGGTCGAAGAACACCTTCGACAGGTTGGGGTTGGTGTCTTTGTACTCCAGCGCACACTTGACGTACTTGTGAGCGTCACCGATTTCTTCATCGACCATCTCGGACAGCTTCTGGATCAGTTTCATGCCGCACCTCACAGTTTCTCGACCGTGACGGCAAGATTCTCCACCACGGCCTCGGTGCCGCCCAGAATCAGGGACAGGATGCTGCTTTCGCAGCCGCAGGCGTTGCGGATGAGCGCCGTGATGGCAAGATTCAGCGCATCATTGGCAGCGGCAGCAGTCTCTGTCGCGGTCGCGCCGATGATCTCCACGCCGTCCTTCTGGACAGTCAAAGAGACGGCTCCTGCGGCGGTGGGCGCTACGGTGGCGCTGACGTTGACCAGATAGTAGCCCTGTCCGCACAGAGTGATGGTGTTGCCGTCCTGCTTGATGTTGCAGCCAAACCGGCGCGTGGTCACGCCGACTGGCACGACACCGCCCACGGCGATGGTGGGCTTGCTGGTGTTGGTGGTATAGATAGCAGATTTGCTCATAATATTTCCCTCCTCAAAATAATACGGGGCAGCTATTGCCGCCCCGCTTGCCTCGCCTGAAAGGGCGTACTGGTTGTTGCAAATTATGCAACAACTCACACGTTGCCGCAGCCGCATCCGCCTGCGCAGAAGGGGGACATGCCCGCGTTGTAGGTGTAGCCGTTGGGATAACGCACCACTCCATACATGCGGTTGTCCATCTCCAGACTGGCGATGCGGGCGGACTGCTCCGCGATCCGCTGCTCCAGCTGGGACTTCTCCAGCGCGGCGAATTTGGCCTCGATGTTGGCGTTCACGCCGTCGATGGCCCGCTGCGTGTTGCAGCAGCATTCCGCCAGCTGCGCCTGAATGCTGTTTCCGGTCTGCATGATGGTCATGTTGGTGCCGTTCTGCGCCAGCGCCATCTCCTTGCCCAGCTGGCCAATATTGCCCTGCATCTCGTAGCCGAGGTTACAGATGCCGTTGCCAATATTGGTCAAGCGGTCGTTGATCTGGCCGAACTGCTGGCCGAAAAGGATCTCCTGCTGGCTGGCTGCCGTGGCGTACTGGCCAAACTCTCCCTGCCGGTTCCAGCCGTTGTTGCCGAAGCCGAACATAAAGAGAAACAGTACGACGATCAGAAACCAACCGGAACCCCAGCCGTCATTGTCCGCGCCGCGAGTGACGGCGGCGATATCGGACAGGCTCATATTTTCGCCCATAGTGTGTTGCTCCTTCCATCAAAAATTATATGATAATCCGTGTCGACCCGGTTTATCTCAAGAATTGCGCAAACATCTTTGCTTGCTCCTGCAAGTTTGCAAACTGCTCTTTGCTCATTTGTCCGGAAGAAAGCAAACGGTTGATCTCCGCCTCCGCTTTCTGCGGCGTCATGCCCGCCGCGAACTTGCGGAACTCCGCCACCATCGCCAGCGGATTATTCGTCTTTGCTCCTCCGTTTAACATCTGCATCATCGGGTTTGCCACTCAGCATCTCCTCCAATCTTTTCACACGATCTTCCAGGCTGTTGACATCCACCACCGGCGCGGGCTGGTAGGGGGCCACCGAGTACGGCGTCACCGTGGCATATCCTGCGCCGTCCGTTGTCTTGAGCCAAACAATAGGGTCATGCTCGTCCATCAGCAGGATGGAGCTGTTGGGAGCCATTCTGAACGCCTCAGCGCCGCCCTTGCCGTTCACGCGGGTAACTTGCCCCATAAACGCCTGCGGGCCTCCTGCTGCGCTCTGAGGGCCGCCAGAAGGGTATCCGTAGGGGCCTCCGTAACCCATCGGCTGATAGGAATTGAAATATGTCATGTCCGCACCTCCTTGTTAACTAAATTGTAAAGCAAAAAAGACCAAACAAATGGCCGATAAATGGTCATTGTTTGGTCTTTTGACTATAAATTCTTTATATGGTCTGCTATTTTCCCGTAAGCGCGTCGTCTGCGCCGGTTGATGTATTCCGGCGTAACATAATGCTGTGTGCATAGCTGTGCGTAGCTTTTGCCTTTTACGTCGCACTCGATCAGGAAAAATGCTTCGTCCCCCGGCAATCCCAGACCGGCGATGAAACTCACCGCCCGGTGGGGTGCCATAGACTGTAGCTTTGCCCGGATATCACGATGTGTCGGATTCATGCTGATTCCCACGCCGTGAGCTTGCGGAGCTTGCGCGGAGACGGAGGGCGGCGGATCGTAGCCTCACGCCTCGCTCAGATTTTTTGCTTTACGCTTTCGCTTCAACGATAAACGCCTCTGGCAACACTTCGCGTACTTTCTGCAAGTATGCCTCCGCGTTCTCCTTTTTGCGGAACGCGCCCACTTGCACCCGGTAGATCGTGCCCGAATCGGGCACCGGCTCCGGCTCTACGTCAAGCTGCTTGTCCGGCGCGATGTAGGACACAGCGAAGAACGCGCACACCGCCTTGCAGGTTTCCTCTGCAATGGCCTCCATGTTGTCGATGAGCCACCGGGCCTCCTCCGGGTTATCGTGGAAGCCGAACTCCGGCAGCACCGCAGGCATGGTGGGCACCCGCAGCTCATAAAGGCGCGTATCCTCAATAAGCCGCTCGGATGTGCCGGGGGACATGGGGGCAATGCGATCCTGAATCAGCCGTCCGATGGCGCGGCTTTTTTCGCTGGGGTAACAGTGCACCCGCGTCCCCGCTACCTTGCCGTTAAAGCCGTTGGTGTGGAGGGCGATGTGGAGGTCGGCAGGCCATTTGTTGGACGCGCTGACACGGTCGTACATGTTGCCATACTGCGCGTTGATCACCTCGAAGCCGCAGCGCTTGAGCGCGATTTCCAGATAATCGGCGCAGCGGCCCATCTGCTCTTTCTCGTTGGTGGTGTGCCCGTTCCACAGCGCTTCGCTGGCGTAGACGTTGCTGGCCCGGTCTTCCGGGCTGAGAAAGATATTAGGCATTGTCACTGCCCCCGTTTGCCTTGGTCTTGTTGTACTGTACCGTAGAGACGCCCAGCAAAGCGCCTGCAAAGGCCGTCACGGCGTTCAGGGTCAGCACCACGTCATCGGGCCGGGGCCAGCCCCAGACGGGGGCCAGCGCCGCGTACAGCGTGGCCACGGCAGGCAGCACGATCATGACCACCCATTTCAGCACATCGTAAATTCTGTCATTCAGTTTCATCTTCTTGTCCTTTCCGGGCTTTCGCCCTGTCAGCTATTTCCGAATCGGCAGGCGGCGCACCTCTTCCATCACGCGCTTGGCGCTGCCGTTGCCACCCATTTTCTCATATGGAGCATAGAGATAATCGTTGAGGTTTTCGTATTCGTCCTGTGTGATCTCGCCGCGCTGGACATAGGTCATGCCCAGATGGATGATGCGATCATGAGCCAGCCCCACCAGCATCTTTCGCTCTGCATCGTTTTTATCTGCGCGCCTGCCCACCAGTGCCCATAGGCCGCCGCTGGTCAGAGCCGCCACGACAATGGCGCTGATGGCTGGGATAATATACTGCCACATATCAAACCACCTCCCATCCGTACACGCCCGGTGCCCACACGTTGTTGTCAACAGTAGACTGCCACGTTTTGCCCTGATATGTCACCTTATCCCCTTTCATATAGGGATTGGTGCTCTCCGGCTGCTGCCACTCGGGGATCACGGTAGGATCTGGGATCAGTACCTTTGCCCACAGGCTGACAGCGGCCTCCGGTGCCCAATCTCCCTGCGAGGTGTGCCCTTGCAGGCACTTGTACAGCACGCCGCCGTACAGGCATCTGTCACCGGTAGCGTAGGCCACGCTGTCACTGCTCCACGGGCGATAGATCATCGGTGCTTTTGCCGCCTGTTCATCAGTCAGGACAGCCGCAGCCGCGTCCATGCTGGCGCGAAGTGCTTTCGCCTGTTCCAGAATGTCAGTTCTCATATCATTCCTCCGTTTCGATACCAAGGATTTTCAGCGCGGCCTTGTACTGCACCGCCTCCGCAGATGTCGGCTCCACAGGTGCAGGAGGCGGCAGGTTTGCCACGTCCTCCGCGATTTCCGCCTCACTCCGCAGCACGCAAGCGCCATCCTCGTACTTATACCGGGGGATGCCCTGCTCAGTGTACAGTGCATCAAAATAGTGGCTCTGGCACAGGTTGTACCTATCCCCCGTGCCCTCGTCGATGTACGTCCACTTGCTCACGTCATCGATGTTGTTCATGGTATACCCGCCCTCGCAACGGATGACGCGGCTTCTCTCGTCCAGTAGGGCGTAGACCTTTGATTTTGAAATTTCGGTATTCATGGTGCCCCTCCTTATAGGTCAGCAGACAACGTAGCCTTGACTGTAGTGCGGAAGATTGCCCCTAAATTAGTTTTCCCAATGTTGGTAAAGTTGAGGTTTAAGAAAGCCCCATTTCCACCAGTCGCTGGAGATCGTTTTACGTCCGCTTTTGTTCCATCCGTGAAATAAGCAGTTCCCAAGGAAGCCCCTGAAGCACCCTCGAACGCAATGGAAGGTCTGACACGCATACTAGGGCTGGGGTAAATCGGCACAAGCAGATTGCCGTTACTATCTGCCGCCCCGGCATAGGCGCTGTATTGTTCGATGATCTGATAGTACCTCTGACACCGCAGCAGCTGCTCCCCGTAATCGGGGACCTCGTTCAATACCCACACGCCATTCTCCTGATGGGCAAGGGTCTGCTGGGAGCCAAGCTCCAGTTTGACGGCTTTCAGCGAGAAATCACCAGCACTCGAACCGAGAGACTGAATAACTACCTGGTTGAAACTAATCGTTGCATTTGCTGGAATGGTGCCAGTGATCTGAGCAAGTGCCCAATCATCAGATATTGGGGAAGCCTCATTGTAAAAAAACGAGGAATCGCCCCATGCTACAACAAGACGTATCGGATTTACAGATGCTTTGTAAATGCACGAGAGTGTATACGTTACCCCCGGAACCAGCATATTGTCTAGAGGTTCAACTAAATTCCATCCGGGCGTGCTATAAGAGATGTTCAATGCCCCATTTGCAAGTGCGGCGGCAACACCCTCGCCCGTTTTCCACCTATCAACTCCATATCCCCCGCCCGTATAGCTCGTCTGCCCCCGCTGATTCACTGGCTTGCCGAAGTACCAGTTGTCCAGCATGTTTGGATTACACGGGAACGCCTTGGTAGCGATCACGCTGCCGCTAATGGAGATGTTATCGCCGGGAGTTAAAAGTGGCTGCTTTTCTTCGTCCAACGTATTCAGCTTTGCTTCCACGCTTTCGCCCCCGCTTGTGGCAATGTCCGCAGCGGTCAGTGACACGTTGCCGCTCTCGTCGGGGGATTTTTCGTTGACAGAGCTGACAGACCCCGTGCCGTCAATGCCCATCCGCGTCACGGAATAGCTGACAGCCGGACTGCCGGTGTTAAAGGTGGTCGTAACCCGCGTCCACAAATATTTGCCCTGCGGTACGGTGGGGATTGTGGTGCTCCAACTGCCGCTGGGGACAATCGTCCCGGAATCAGATACCATGTACTCCGCCGTTGTACCCGTCACAGTGGCGGCGGCTCCGGTGTCTCCCTTTTCTCCCTTGATTTGATACCACGTGTATTGCTGCCAGTCATCAGGGGCTTCTGCCGCCGCGCCGGAATACACGCCCATCCACGCATCTGGCAGGTCGCCCATGCTGTGGCTGGACGCCGTTGGCTGCTGGCTGGCGTATTTAATCCAGACGTGACTTGCCTCGCCGGTATCACCCTTTGCGCCGTTGGCCACCGCAAACGTAAAGTATGTGCCGTCCGACCGGGTGAAGCGGTACGTATCCACCAGCCCCACCGTAGACAGCTTTTCAAACGCTGTCAGGCCGTTGCCGTTGGTCACGGTAAAGGTTTTCGTGGTAGTGTCGGCCAGCGTAATGGTGTAGGTGTCCACAAGCCCATCCGTACCGGTTTTGGCAATATTGGAAATACCGCCGTGACCGTCAGCCGCTGCCGTCAGCCAGTTCAACAGCGTCTGCCCTTGCAGGCGCTTTGCCGTACCGTCCTGTTCCAGCACAAACATGTCCGTTGACTTGATCTGCTCCGCTGCTACCAGCTCGGATATTGCTTTATCAGCCATTGTCAGCGTCCTCCTTGTCCTCAGTATTTATCGCCGCCGTCAGCGCTTCCAGCGCATTGATACACGCCAACAGCCGGTCAAGGTTGTTTTTACCCCGCACCTCCACACCGTTCAGTGTGGTGATGATGGCAGATAAGGTTTCCTTCATGTGCATTATTTCTCCCCCTCATACGGTCGCCGCAGCGCTACACGCACGGCACTGGAATCGTTGTAGGCGTATTCAACGCCGATAATCTTCGTGTATCCGTCATAGACTGTCGTTTCTTCCCCCGCAACGTATTCCATGTGCCGCGTGTTAGCGGACACGCTGAACGCAGTCAAAGCGTCTAACAGGGTCACACCCAAAATATCCACGTACAAAATACCTACAGATGCCAGGCCACAAAAGGGGCATTCATAAATAGTTCCGTTATTTATTTTGAATTTGTCCATTTTATTACCCTCCTCCGCTGTATCAATAACGTACATATCCGTCACTTAGGAACAAGGACTTTCCTTGAAAATTTAGTCCCTTTAGGGCATTCACAATGTTTGAGGCTAGTTTATCTATAACAGCACTTCCGGCGAAAACTTTATTTGCATAGATCACATCCGCAAAGTAACCGTTGATTGTGCTATTGCATGTACTCGGGTAGACTGACCCGGACGTGATATGCCTGTTCACAATGGCATCTGTTCCAATCTGACCGCCGCCCACAGAAAAGCTTGCAAGTCCCGCTCCGTCAAAATACCCGGCGCTGCCGCCGTAGTCGATGCTCCCAGCCTGCACTGTTCCCAAAAATTTGCCGCTGTAGGCGGTCAGATTGCCGCCGCTGTCAACCGTGAAATACTTGCCAAGCTGGATACCGTTTGGGCCAAAATAAATGCCGGTGGTATTTGTGCCGCCCCATGTCTGGCCGTTGGTACTCAGATATCCGTCTTTGATCGTCAAACCACCAATAACGCCGCTGGTGGCGGTGATTTTGCCCGTAACGCTCAGCCCGCTTTTATCGGCTTTCAGCACCGTACCGCCGTTGCTGGTCAGCGTCCATCCGTCCGCCGTCAGGCTCCATCCAAAACTTGCATTATCCCCGCCCTTGCGGTCTACCTTGGCGCTGATTTTCCCGGCCTGAATGTTCAGCGCCGCCGTAAGAGATTCAGTATCGCTCTCCCGCGCTTTGACCTCTGCCAGAATCTGATCGGCCATAATCAGCAGCTGCGCTGATACATCCTTAAACTTTCTTGCCACGCGCCGCGTTGCAGGCGATTTGTACGGAGCTTCTTCATTCAGGTCTTCATCTGCTGGGGCGGAAGCAGTACAACGCATAAGCGAATTAAAATTGATTTCTGTCGAATAGATTCCACTGTATATTTTATCCAGCGTAATCGCATCGCCGATTTCCGCAGATGGGTCTAGCAGCGCATCTTGCGCGGTATAAGGTTGGTATTGAAACCCTTTCAGCCGTTCTAAGATGTCTTCTCCAATTTCTCTTGTGATCCACGGGCTGGTCACATCAACATTTCTACCGGAATCTGACCCGATTTTTACACCCTCGCCATCCTCATCCGTATATACCGTCACCGCAGAAATTCCGGTCAGCACAGGCGAGGACTCAATGCTGTTGGCCGCACGACCGACTTTAAAGTTTGCACTTTCAGACAAGAATCCTCACCCCTCCGAAGGTAATTGCGTATCCGGTTTTTGTTACCAGATACCGCGTTTCAGGCGGAATACCGTTTAACGCCAGCAGCCTCAGTTCTCCCGAATCCGTCATAAGCCAATTGGCTCCATACATTGCCGCAATATACCCCAGCACCTCCCGGCAGGAATAGCCGGAAGGATACTGTATCGTATATTTTTTATTCAGCACGTCCCATGTACGCGCATCAATGCCAAACCCCAGATAATCGGCAATCTCTCGAACCACCTGTTCGTCTGTTGACGGCCACGCAAGCGATGTATCCGGCGGATAGTCCTTTTCTGCCATCAGCATGGCGTCATAGCCTGTCAGCAGCAGCGTTGGGAAAACGCTGTCCGGGTTCAACGTCTCGCGTTTATCTAAATAGTACACGCCCTTTTGCAGCCACTCTGAGGTAAGCGTTCCATCTGTCAGCCTGACAAAAGGCACAATTCGCGCCCGTTTTGGAATTTCACCGAGCGGAACCCGCATTTCAACTGAAATTTTACCGGCAACGCAATTCCCAACGCCGGGCGTATCGCCGGGAAAAACAGAATGTGAAGTCTTAACGTTTTTCAGCATTCCTTCCCGATATCCACCGTCTCCGCCAGTAGACCCCGTTAAGATTGACACACCGCCGAATGTAATGCACTCACCCTGCCTTGTGATAAGTCTTGAGCGCTCACCAACAGCAACAGAAACTTCCGCCCAATGCGGCTTTTCCATCAACTGACGATAGATATTTGATACATTCTGCATGTCGTTACCTCTCGATCAGCGGAAATGTGATCCCACCCCACCAGTCATCGTCCGGTTTCGTCAGCAAGAAACTGGCAGGATTGTTGTTGCTATACATGGTTACACCGCTGCGGTATCCAAACATCGGGTCATAGTAATCCACGGTGACGTATTCCGGGAAAATCGTATTCAGCACCAGCTTGGCTTCTGCCGCTGTCAGCGGTCGGCACGTAACGTCCAATCTGATTTTGGTCGCCACCCTTCCGCGCTGCATCTGACCATCCATTGTTCGCCCAGAATTGGGGGCATCTATGTCCCCTCTCTGCCACTTCACGCCCTGCTTTGCAATAAACGGGTTAAAGTCCACGCCGTTAATGCGTAACGTCATTTTCATGCGCGTCCCTCCTTTATCCGTTCATTCTGGCGGTTTCACGCTGCTGCCGTGCGATATACGCCCCGAGGTCAAAGCTTCCGTTCCCGCCGTTCTGTTCTCGCATTGCGCCGATAATCTGCTGGGCAACAGCGTAAATCGCAGTAACAACATCGTCATTAGCTTCCCGTACACCGTAGGTAATGCCCTCTACAATTTGGTCGTTGTTGGCAACAGCCGTCCGTCTGCCAATAGAGCCGACCATTTCTGTACCGGCTTCCCGTGCGATAAACAGCTGCCCTTCGTCCACAAACCCGCCGTCCGCATAGGCTTGAATACCAGAACCGTAAGCGGAAACTTCCATCGAAATGCCAAAGCTTCCCGGAATCTCCATCAGCTGTCGAATAATCCGCTGAATGGAATAACAGGCGCTATTAGCGGCATTTGCAAAACTGTTGGAAATGGAGAGAGTGATGCTGGAAATTCTGTCGGAGAGACTGATTCGCATAGAGTCAATACCCGCTACAAAGCCTGTTACCAGATTAGTTCCAACATTTCTCATGTTGGTAAACATATCACTCGGCAACCCACTAGCATCATGCCCCTTCTGCACCAACACTTGCAGTTGATTCATGAGGTCAACGTAACTGGTCATGAGTTGTACTGCCAATACCAGTTCCGGATTTGCCAGCGTAAGCTTAGCATTCAGAGTCGAGACATCGGTGTAAATCCCGTTGACGTCATTTGCAAGGCTACCGATGGGGTTTCTAGCAAAAAGCCGCTGGAATCCGGTGACAATACTATCCCACGTAACCTTTCCCATACTCTTTGTGTACAAAGAAACGGCTTCGGCAAAATCCGTCATGTACACCGTGAAGTCATACATATCGGATTTCAATACTGGGAGTTTCGGGTTGAGCCGTCTTAGAGCGGGAGACAGATTGTTGTTGATTTCGTCCGCCACGGCAATAAGGCTTTCGGTGAACGCAACAAACGCCACCGCCAGCTCTACAAGGATTGCAGTACCAAGCCCGATTGCCACAGGGAGCAAGCCAGCGGTTGCCACCGTAGCCACACCGAGAGCGGCAGTTACAACGCCGATTCCCACCAGCAGAGCTGTTCCCAGTCCAATTCCGGTCGCAATCGTCTCACCATTGTCCAAAACAGGCTGCCATGCCTGCCCAATTTCGTCGAGAGCTTTACCGATACCCCAGATTTCTGCGAGAAACAGTGCTGCCGCAACACCCAATTCCAGTAAAATCAAAGTACCGATTCCAATGTTGAGCGCTACAGCACCTCCCAGAGAACCGAGCGCGTAACAGGCCACACCAATGACCGTCAACAATCCGGCTCCAACGCCAACAGCGATTGCAACAGTCCCGGCGTTGTCGATCACGGGTTGCCATGCGTCTTTCACCTTCCCCAATTCCCAGCCGAGGATGGCGATAGCACCTACAAAAATAATCGCCCCCGCTGCGACTTCCGCCATAACGACCACTCCAAGTCCAAGGTTCTTGGCAAGGCCGCTGAGTTTCGGAGAGAGGTTTCCGGTCGCTGTTTCCAACCCACTTGTTGCTTCTGTGACTTGCTGAACAGCCGTGACAGACTCTCCCGCATTAGTGATGCCTTTCAGTTTGGAAAACCAATCAAGGGCAACAGCCAAACCGCCAAGAACTTCCAGAGCGCCCACGATCAGTGTTACCTTATCCACACCACTGAAATCCAATCGCTTAATAGCGTCCCAATTATCAGCTAACTCACGAACAACGGTAGTTAAACCCTGAATGGCAACTGCCCAACCTGCAGCTTTGATGTTACCGGTCAGCACTTCGATACCAATTGCGATGTCGGTCAAACCTCTTATAGCAGTCAGAGCGTTATCCCAATTCACGCCGTTTTCAGAAATGTCCTCAACGGACGCCACAATCTCACCGATGCCCTGAACAACCTTCAATGCGCCGCCCAGCTTCACATTGCCGAGAACAATGAAAGCGTCACCAACCATACCGGAGAACTCGCTTATCATACTTGCGACATTCTGGAAGGTCGCACCGTTGTCCATGAAGTCACGAAGATACCGTTCAAATTCCCTCATGTCGGCAAGGAACATGGACAGCCCCAATACGGGGAAGTCAATAGAGAACTTCAAGTTCTTCGGGCGAAGGTCTTTCAGCATTTTCAGTGCTGTTAGGAAATCTTTCGACACCTTCCACGCCAGAATCCCGGCTCCGATAGAGGTCACGGTTGCCAGAATATCCTTGAGGTTTTCTTTTACGAAGTTCACAAACGGCTCAAACTTTTTTTGCCACATGTCGATATTTTTGCTGACGGCGTTTGCGAGAAAGTCATATCCCGGTAGGTCAATGCCTAAGTCTCCGCCGCCAATGCCACCAATGCCGCCGCCCGATGCGCTTTTCGTTTGATCCGGTAAGACATTCAGCTCGTCAAAGCCAGCCAGATATCGCTTTAATTCTTTGGCAGAATCCGTGGCATCGCTCAGGTTGTCTGCAATGTCCCCGGAACCCATTGCAGCATTGGAAAAACCGTTTTTCCATTCCGGCTCCTCCAGCGTCACACCGAACAGTGCCGCGATAGCCGCGATGATCTCTCGCAGTGCTTTGACAAATGCAATCAGCACGGGGAGTACCTTTGTCAAAATTGGAATAAACAGGTTGCCGATGGCTCTCGCCACCTGTTCCAATTGCGCCTTGAGTACGCGCAGCATGTTGGTGGGGTTTTCCAGTGTTCGGGCCATATCGCCCTGCACCTGCGTCACCTGCGTCATCATGGCGTAGTAGCGCAGCTGCGCTTTCTCTGCCTGTGTCATGGCAGAAACGCTTTTTGTGATGCCCAGATTCAGCGCTTCCTGCTGCAATCTCGCCACAGACAGGTCGTAGCCTAATCGCCGCAGAGGTTCCAGCTCACCCGCGATGCCGGACTGCACCTTCTGCATGGCATCCGAGAAACTGATGTTGTAGAACGATGCGATGTCATAGCCTAACTGCGTCAGGTTTTTGGACATGAACGCTGCCTTATCCGCCGCCACACCAAAGCCGGAAATAATGGTGTTGAACACGCCCTGATTCCGCATCCACTCCGCCGGATCAATACCCATCACCTCGGAGACCTGTTGCGCATACCGATAGGCTTCTTCCGCGTATTCTCCCATCGACACGGTGAACAGGTTCAAATCCTCCTGATATTCGCCCGCCTTTGTGATGGCATAACCCAAAAAACTTGCCACCTTTCGGAATGCATACAGCAGCGTGGCGAATTTTAAGCCCTTGATGGCAAGGCCGAACCCGTTGGTCTGCGTCGTGGCCTTTTTCATGGCGTTGTTGTACTGGTCCGAAGAAGAAATGACCTTCTGGATACGCGACGGGAAAGACGAAAAACCGGCGGAAACCTTCTGCATTTCATCCGCAAACGGCTTCATGGCAGCGGAAAGGCGGGCCATTTGATCGGCAAACTTCCCGATGTCCGCCTTGTCCAGCTCCGAGATCACTTCCGGCAGCTTTTTCAACTGATTGATAAAGCTGCCCATCTGAGACTTGCCCAGTTCAGACAGGGGGCGTAAGCCGTTGGCAAGCGCTTCCAGTTTGCTTCCGCTTGTGTCCTGTACGCTGTTTACCGCCGTGCTGATGGCCGACAGCTGGTTGCCGATAGAGGCGGAAATCTTCAGATCCCGGATGCCGTTCAGCTTAGACAGGGAATCCGCCAGATTCGACAGCTTCTGGGATACATCCAGCCCCTTCACCGCATTGGAAATAGCCGCGATGCCCTTCGCCGTGTTTTTTAAGCCTGTTGTGCCGCCCTGCGTGGCGGATTTCAGGTTTTCCAGCGCGGTTTTCAGCCGGCTAATACCGCTTTCGGCGCTGGCGCTGTCGTTGGAAATTTTAAATTCAAGGCCTTGCAGCTCCACATTTTCAGCCATTTGCGCCACCGCCCTTCTCAAATTTCTTGTTTATTGCCAAAGCAAACATCTGCATATACGCTTTGGCCTTTTTGTCCCCTGCGTTTTGCTCCGCGTTCTTCTTGTCCTCCGGCCTGTCGTATAGCTCATAGGGCTTATCACGATACGGAACAGGCTTCGCGCCCTTCTTGGCAAAGGCGTGCATCACCGGCACCACGTCCAGCAGCGCTTCGTAGATGTATGCGCCTTGCAGCCACAGGTCTTGGTTTCGCATGTCCCGCTTCAGTTTCCAAGCCTTACGGTAGTAGGTGACAAGCTCCACGTCCATTTCCCAGAACTGTTCATAGCTCATGCCGATTGACAGATAGAACGGGAACACCTTCTTAAAAACATTCGTGTAAGCAAACGAGGGGGCGGGGTCGTCCCCACCCCCTCCATTCTCGGAAAACAGGTCGCTTACATACCCACTTTCCACGTCGGGTTTCCCTCTTCACCCTCCTCAGGATCAGAGAGCAGCGTCATGGCGGTGTCGTTGTACATCTCCGCCAGCGCCATCACCAGCTCGTCTTTGTGGGACAGCTTGGCAAAAATCTCATCCTTCGTGGCCTGCTTGGTGTCCCTGTGGTTTGCCAGAAACGCGCCGGAAAACAGCAGCGGGATCATGATGTTGGGCTGATCGGGCAACTTGTTGATGTCAAAGCCGCTGGATTCCATCTGAGCCGCCGTCTTTCTGGTATACTCCAGCAGGTACGTCTTGCCGTTCTTCGCGCCGGAAATGGTCATTGTCTTTGCCATGTCTTATTCCTCCTCAAGCTGAATGGGCGTGGACGGTGCAATGGTGATGCCAATGTCCACCACCTCGTTGACGCCGCCTCCGGTGGGATACGCGGTCAGCTGGCCGTCAAAAGAGAACTTTCCGTCGCTTCCGGTGGGTGTCAGCGTACCGGCGGTTTCCGTGCCGCCAAACCACACGGCGTACTTCTCGTTCTTACCTTCCAGCGCTTTCAGCGCCTTGAAATTGGTCAGATCGTAGTTGGCCGTGAAGCTCAGGCCATCCAGAGACTGGATACCGGCAATGTAGGTCTGCATCTTGTCGGAAAGGGTGGTGGTTTCCAGCATCTCGGGGTCGCCGCCCAGATCAGGGAACTCCTTGATGTCGATCAGCTTGGTATAAGAGGCTTCCGAAGAACCCTTGTGCATCAGAAATACTTTGTAAGTAGAGATCGCCACGTTTCTTACCTCCTGTATAATTTCGTTCCGTCTGTTTCCGCCCGGTACCGGGCCACAAGACGGTAGATTTTTGCGTTTTCAAGATTGGGGATGGGGGACAGGGAAATGCGCCGGAAATTCCGGGCATACATCATTTTGTCGATAAAGCTCATGATCTCCCTGCACTCCGCTTTCTTTCCGGGGGATTTGTTGGAATAGACGTTCACCTCGTACATCAGCGCGGCAAACCGTTCCGTGTCAGAGGAATCCATCCGCTCCGTAGGCATGTAATTGTCCTGCTCCACAATGCTGACGTGGGGAAAACTGGAGGGAGCCGCCACATACTCGCTTGTGGAAGTCACTTTTGGATAGGCTTTCGTCAGCGCCTGCGCGATTGGCCCGTAAACCTCATTTTCGATGTCGATCACACAAACACCTCCTTCGCCAGCGTGTACACTCTGGACTCCAGTTCCTTCACCGTCTCATACATGGGCATGTTGGCCGGGTTGCCGTGGGTAATGACCACCGTTGTGCCGTTGGTTTTTTCCTTCACAAGGCCGTTTGTTCCCGGCTCCCCGTAATAGCCCCACGAGCTTTGCTTTCCGTGTCCCTTGCCGTAGGTGCCCCGCGTCATGCCCAGCTCATGAGCTTCCGGATGGTTGTCCGGATAGGTCACGCCGGTGCCGAACTCGATAAACAAAACAGAAGCCCCGATGGCTACAATGGCCTTTGCGTTGCCCTCCCGCTGCTCCACGGAAACGGAAACATCGTTTGTGCCGTCATAAACCGCCTGCGAGAACTTGGCTGACGCAATGGAAAGCCCCTCCTCCGCCAGCCGGTCAATGAAGATTCCTGTCCGCTCCTTCAACCAGACTTCGTAAGAGGACACCTCTTTCAGAAGTTTCCTGATGCCGGGCACGCTCAAGGGCACTTGAATCGTTTTCACGACACACTCACCTTCTGCACCGCGTAGGAAATGAAATTCCGCGACTTCGCCACCCGCTTTACGATGTAGTCATACAGCGGCGTTCCGTCCTTCCGATATTCCGGCTTCTTGTCCAGAAAGAGGACAGTGTTTTCGTCGATGGGGCATTTCAGATTGTCGGTGATGATCACCTTGTCGTAGGACACGAAATTCCCGAACTGCTCCACCTGTGCGCTCCCTGCGCCGGTTGACACACTGGCGCGAAGCTTTGCGGCTGGCTTATAAAAGATCTTGTAATCGCCGGACAGGTTGCCGTATTCGTCCCTCACAGTCTCCTTGCGGTCGTAAAGTAGGTAGTAAAGCGGCACCTTGTTGCGCTCCATGATCTTCATTTCACCCTCCGATCACACCGGCGAACGGTACGATGTCCCGCAAAAGAGACGGGGGCACATCGCCGTCTTCATAGGTGGCGTTCACGCCGTTTTCGCTGTGGGCGGTCTGTCCTTCGGCTCCCCGCTTGTTCAGCAGATACACGGCGATCTCCACCTGAATGTGCTGGTACTGTTCCGGTACTTTCGCCACAGACGGGTCATAGGGGTACGCCTTGCGGCACACCTTGTTTCCCGCGATAGCCAGATAGGCGGAAAGCACGTCCTGATCGTTCTCGCCTGTCATGGTGCTGACCATTGCGGCCATTTCGTCGATACTCATGCTTTCCGCCTATCCTTTCTTCACAATCAACCGCCTACGCCGACCGCCTTGGTGTTCACGGGGTTGTTCGCGTCGTTGGCGATGAACACGCTGCGGCTGTAGGTAGGTGCGGTAAAGCTCTGGGCAATGCCCGTAAACTTGCCGTGATACCACTCGGGGCCGTGGTCAAGGCCGATCTGACCGAACAGCATGTACTTCTCGCCTGCGCCGTTCTTTGACAGCTGCTCCAGGAAGAAGTTGCCCTTGCCGGGAACGGGCTGATAAACGGGGGCGATCACGTCCAGATTCAGCAGCAGCGCCGTACCGGCGGGGAGGAACTCGCCAAGGAACAAATACACCACGCCGATAGGTGTCACCACGCTGGACAGCCGGATGCCGTTGATCTCCCGCGCGGCGGGAACCACAGTCAGGCCGTTCTGCACGGCGTCGGCGTTGATCTGGAACATGGTGGTGGCGTCGCACCACAATGTCAGACCCTCGTGGGGCGCGTTATTGCCGTAAATCTTCTTTACCATGTCGGCAATGTCCCACAGCCCCAGCGGCTTAGAACCCATTGCCTTGGTGTTGGTGGTGATGGCGGTCACAAGACCGCGGGTCTTGTTGATGGTGTCATCGGTAGTAGCCTTGCTGTACACGCCGTTGACGAAGGTGTACTCGATGTCGCGTGCCACCTTCTGCATCTTGGCAGCCACCTGGAAATCCAGCTCATTCATGGGATTTGCCTGCTGGTTGGCGATGTTGATGCCGCTCAGGGTGCCCATGTTGCTCTGCTTGGCGTAGGAGATGCCAACAGATTCCATAAAGATTTGGGTCACATTGGTCTTCTGCTCGCGGGTGATAACGGAAGCATCTGGCGCGGTCAGGGACGCAGTTTCGCTGATGGCGGGCTGAGTGCCGCCGCCGGTGGTGTACTCCTGACCGGTCACGAACTCCACATGATTGGTGGTCTTGGCTCTGCCGCCGATGATGGAACTCAGGGGGGTGCGGGTATTGCCCTTGTTAAAGAGCATGCCGGAGTAGTTCAGCACTCCAAAACTAGTTGCGAAAGTATCAGCCATTTACTTGGCCTCCTTTTATTTAGATTCGGCCTGCGCTTGCAGGCGGGTGTAATAGGCCGCCTCTGCGTAATTGCCCAGACTCTGGGCCTCTGCGGCCTTTTTGGCGTAATCCACGCCCTCGCTGCCAACGCCAGCGCCGGGACGGGGCGTCTTTTTCAGCGCCTCCGCCTTGACCTGCTTGGCGTGGTTTTCCAGAAACTGCTGCTGGTTGGCAAACATCTTCGCCATGTCGCCGTCCGCCAGCGCCTTTGCCGTGTCCTTTGCCAGCGCCTCATCATAGCCCTGGGCAACGAACTTCGCCGTGTATTCCGAAACCGTCTTGGCCTCCCGCAGCTCTGCAAGCTCTTTCTCCATGCTGGAAACACGCTCGTCCTGCTCCTGCTTTTTCTTGTCCTCGTCAGAGAGAAGGTCGTTGTGCTTCTTCTTCCACGAAGCCGCCTCCGAGGCTGCCTTGTCGTAGATGTCCTTTTTCACATAGCCGCTGTAGTCCGGTTCCGGGATGTCGTAGTTTTCCAGTGCGGCAAGCTTCTGCTCCGCCGTCATGTCGGCAAAGCCCTCAATTTTGCTGGTGTCGATCTTAGGCATAATGTCTGTCCTTTCTGCGCTTTTTAGGGTGCATCTCCGCACCATGCTGCGTTATGTCGGTTCTCTCCCGTTTTGCGTTTTTGGTAAGGCGGCTTCTCTGCCGCCAAACACCCGTTTGGGTGAAAGAAACAAAAGAAAAAGGGCTACCGATACGTTTTCCGTACCGATAGCCCCTTTTGGCTGTCCCAAACGCCCTATGCGTTTGGCTGTTCGTATTCTGTTTTTGACTTCACTTCCCAGATGCAGAGCTTTCCATTCCTCACGCCGATCTCAACCCTGTGTCTGCGGTTGAGTATCTGCTCGATTGCCTGCACCGCCGCCTCCGACAGTTTGATCTCCTGCATTGACCGCCTCCTGTTTCCGTTCCTGTTCTTCCATATATTCCATACTCATCTTGTAAGCAAGCTGCGGATCGGAAAACAGGCCGCTGTGGGTAAAGGCCAGCACCGGCGCGATCTTGGGGTTGGAAAGCATCATGGTCAGCACGTTGGCTTTTTCCGTGATGTTTTCGTAATTCCGCCGGGTAAACCGGATTTCCAGACCCGAAAGCTTCAGCGACAGATCGCCAAGATCGCGGCAAATGCGCAGAAGCAGCTTCAAAAACTCTTTTTCCGACCGCTTGAACATCAGCTCCGAATCCTTGGCTCTCGCCTCCGCCGCCGACCAGCCGTCCCGCATGATCACGGCAGAGCCGGTATCCGAGGTGGAAGAACCGCCGTTCCGGTTTGGCATACCGCAGATGGTCAGCACTGTGTTGTACATGCTGTCCACCAGCGTCTGTGTCTGCGCCTGATTCATCTCCGAGGTCAGATATTGAATCTCTGCTTTTGTCTGCGCGTCAATGTCCTTGAACTTGATCGCGCCCATTTCTTTCAGGTTCCCGAAGTCCTCCGAGGAGATGTCCACGTTGTGGAACAGCATCAGCGCCTGAACAAACTGCTCCACGCCGTCCAGACGGTTGCTCTCCACCGTGTTGATGGCGTCCAGCAGCGGGATCACGATCTCAAACGCGCCCAATCTTGCCTTGTTGGCGGGATATTCGATAATGGGGATACCCAGATACTGCGGCTCACTGTGCAGGATGGCCCATGTGTTGTTGACCTCGTAGTAGTGATCCTGCGTATAGCAGCTGAAAACCAGCGTCCCGTCCTCTTTCAGGATGTATTTCACGCCCATCAGCGGCGGATTGCCCAAAGCGGTGGAGTACACCACAAAGCAGTACCTGGGGTCAAGGGTGAAAACCTCAAACGGCGCTTCATCCTCATCCACGTCCGCCATATCGTCCGGCAGAATCATCCGGTACGATGTGCCGCAGATGTGGAACCAGTCCGCCAATTCCTTGTCTTTGGCGGGCTTATCCTCGCTCATAACGTAATCGTTCAGCCGCATTACGTTCTTTGCAATGCCCTCGTTGTCGCCCCGGCTCACATACTGTACCGGTTCGCCCATCAGGTAGCCCACCTTGAAGGACACGATCTCATTGGCCCGGTTCTCCACAATCTTGTTGTTGATCTCCGGCCGAACGTCCTTCTCCCGATTCAAAATCGGCTGATCGCCCCGATAGTAGCGATAGAGATAGTCAATGTCCGCCTGATTCTGTAGGTGGACGAACAGGGCCTTTTGCAGCACGTCGATCACATTGCCCGTCGTGACCTCTGTCACATCCGTATAGATCACTCTGCGCCCAAATAATGCTCTCATGCCTTGCTCCTTTCCACCTATTACTTCCCCTCTATTGTACCACACTTTTTAAGCGGATAAAAGATGTATATGCGCGTTTAATTAGAATATTTGCAACTTTTTCAGTAGGGACGCTTGAAAATCTCCACTTTTGCGCCGTTCAGCGCCTGCGAGAACTCCGCCAGCATCGCCATGCCGTCGGGAACGTCGTCGTGCTTGTTCTTTCCCGCCACCGTGTAAGAGCAGAGCATGTCCATCATTCTGCCGTAATCGGAATTTCGCTTATACAGTGTCTCGTCCTTGAATAGAAAATGCTCCTTCACATACGCCGAATTGACGATGATCTTCGTCTCCTTATTCGCCGTGGTAAATTTCGTGGTAATGTGGGTGATCCCGTTCCGGTCTTTCACCATTCCTTGTACCTTTTCCGCCACTCTGCCGCCTGCGGAGTTGGATTCAAACCGGCAGGCGTTCACCTTGTCCCGCACCAGAATGTCGGCAAGCCGCACATCCACCACATCGGGCAGTCCGTTGTCGCACACGCAATCGTCGATGTAGTAATCCTGCCCGTATACATGGGCCACAGGGAGAAAGGCGTAGTCCGTGCCTTTGTCTTTCGTGTCGCAAATGCCGATAATTGCGTCCGGCTCCTTGTCCGGCAGCGTAAAATACCGTCTCAGCTCATCCGGATGGTAAAGTAGGCCCTCTCTTTCGATGGGCTGATTCATATAGAGCGCCCTCCAACTGACGGAATCCATAATATCCCGCTGTTCCTTGTAGAACTTTGTGGAAAACCCCACCCCGTAGGCGTAATCGAAGTTGGATTCGTCGTTTTCGTCCATTGCAGGGATGGCGATGAATTTCGCCCGGTCGTTCTTCTCGTATTCCCGCTCCAACCGTCCGATCACGTCATGTACCGACCATCTGGTGGCGATGTGCAGCTCCTTGCAGCGGTCGCCGATCTTTCTCTGCCGCAGGTCGGTGGTGTACGTTTCCCACAGCTTGTCCAATCGTTCTTTTGACAAAGCCACTTCGATACCGGAGACCAGGTCGTCGCAGTAGAGCAGCGTCGCCGCACGGTACAGACCGGCGTTGCCCGTTCCGATAGACGTAAATTCCAGCGTTTCAAATCGCTGGCACTTGTCCAGATCAATGCGGCAGTCCTTTGCATTGGTGTTGCTCACGTTGATGCCCGGAAACACATCGCGCCACAGATATTCCCCGTTTGCGTCGAAAATGCGTAAACATTCATCGTATACACCCCGCACGAAAGAATTGGAGTGGCTGCCCGTCAGCATAGGGTCGTTGGGATATTTTCCGCCCAGCCATGTGAGATAGAAGATGGCTAATGTGGTCTTTCCCACGCCGGGGGGCAAGCTGATAGCCAGAAGGTCAAGCTTATCATCCGCCAGCGCCTGCAAATCCTTTACCACGCGCCCAAGCATCTTTTTCCGGGGAGGATAAAACCGCTTTTTCGCTTCACGGTTCAGCTCCACATACGTCAGATAGCTGTCAAAATCGTAGGGAGCCTCGAACAAAAGGCACTTTCGCCACTGCTCATAAAACTTGTCCGCCGCCTGTGGACAAGTTCTGATCTTCTCCCGGCACTCCTGCAAGATTTTCTTGTTTTCGCCGTGTGCGGCGGCGTGATCCTCGTCCTCCCAGCTCCTACAGAGGGAAAAGAGGTCGTTATACGCCCCGATATCACCCGGAACTCTCTCAATTTTCGTCCGGATCGACTTCGCCAGTCTTTCGTAGTCCATTTTTACCCCCAAATGCAAAAAAGGAGCTACCCGCATGTTTTCCATGCAGATAGCCCCTTTGGCTGTTGCTCCTGCCCTCGCGGGAGCCTTATTTTGTTATGTTATTCCATCGGCACCAGCGTAAAATCTGCGCCGTATGTGTTGAAGATGTGTTCGTCCGTTCCAACTTCTATCACAGCGCTTTCCCCGTAGGACAGTATGTAGGTGGAAACATTCCGTACCTCTGCGTACCCTTCCGCGTTTTTGTTGACGCTGTTTTTGTCGATGTAAATAATGCTGTTCTTCGCGTTTCCTGTTGCCTTGTATTTCCCAGCTGGAACCATGTACCAGATATATTCGTAGCTATCCAGCTGCATCTTTTTCCCGTACTCGCCAACAACGCCGTCAACGATCCGGATTTCTGTGCCGACAGATGTAGTGTCACCGGCTTCCGTCTCAACTTCTTTTCTTTCAGGAAGCGGGTATTTATCTGCGTTGTTCTGCACGACGTTTCCGCCCACCTCCAGATAAATTAACTCCGCCGTGTTGTCTTCAACGTGGTAACCGGCGGTAAAGGAAACCTCGCTGTATACACCAAACGCATTTGGCGCGTCTACATGGCTTCTTACCGTGTATCGGTCAAACTGCCGCCCAAAAGACCAGTCCATAAGCGGAAAATCGGCAGAGCTTGGATAATTCAGGTATATCGAAACAGCGTCCTTTGTTTTGAAGATCAGCGTATCCTTGATTCCATCATCTACAATGAAGTTTTCGATCTTCCACGGCTCGTATCCGTTCTTGTATAGGTCGATATCCATTCCGACCTTTATCGACTGCACCGTTCCGTCTGCGCTGCAATAAACCCGCGCCGTAGTCCCGTTTGTGGGAAAACTGTACCGTGGGCCGGATGCCCAATCCTCCACCTTTTCGATTTTCTTCGCGTCTTTGGCGTCAATGCCGATCTCTTCCAGAATGCGATAAAAAGACTTGATCATCTCTCCCTCCACAACAAGGTCAGAATTATCAGAAATGTTTTCTGTGTTGGCGTCTCCCGTGTTCATTTCCTTCTCGCTATCTTGGTGCGTTTCACTCTGCGTTTTACCAACCTCGGAACTTGGCTTGTGTGTAGTGGTCGGGCTTGACAGCGAACCAATCAGTGTAAACACCACGAACCCGCCGACGCACGCAGCGCACACCACGAAGCACGGCTTTTTCTTTCGCTTTGTAAAAATGCACACCAGCAGCCACACAAAGCCGCCCATCAGCCCTGCCATGCACAGCATCACAAGTTTGGCGCAGATGGATGAGATCATCAATCATTCCCCCTTCAAAATCGGCTCATGAACGCCGCGCACCCAGTTCATATCGCCGTATTTGTACATGCCCTCATACAAGGGCTTGTTGCTCAAAATACTTTTGACGGTGGATGTCTGAAACCTTGATCCTTTCCTCGTCTTGTACCCGGCCTGTTCCAGAAGCTCCGTCGTGCCCAGCATGGACACGCCCTCCTTGTGCTTCTGGAAAATAAACTTCACAATCTCCGCCTCGTCCGGGTCAATGGTCAGCACACCATCCACCACCTTGTAGCCGTAAGGCCGCCGTCCGCCGCTGTAGCCGCCGCAGGACGCTTTCATGCTTCTGCCGCGTCCAGTACGCAGGGCGATGTTCTTCCGCTCCTGCTCCGCCACAAATTGCAGCAAAGACCGGTAGATGTTGGCAAACTCGCTGCCCTCGTTGAACTGCTCCTCTACGCTCAGAAGCTTGATGTTCTTCTTATCCAGCACATACAGGTAGTAGAAGTACAGTTTCGTGTCTCTGGCCAGTCGGTCATTCTTGAACACGATCACCGCCTCATACGGGGGATTCGTCACGTTCTCGCCGTAAAGGATCTCATTCAGTGCGGGACGATCATCCTTTGCCCCGCTCATTTCGTCGATCTTCCAGTCTACGATGTTGTATCCGTTCTGATTCGCATACAGCAAAATGGCCTGCTTCTGAGACTGTACTCCGTACCGGTCATCTGCCGCCTGCTGCTCTGTGGACACCCTGATATAGCCGATGGCATTTTTGTATTCAAACATGTTACATCACTCTCCTGTTTGCATTTATTGTACATCATGTAAATGCAAATGTCAACAGGTTTTTGCAAATTTGTCTTTTTGATTTTTGGCGCGGTTTTCGGAGGTAGCCTTTTTATTTTTTGGGGGATTTACGGGACTAACCCCCGGGCCTGCCGCTGCCGCATATCCCCCGCCCCCGTCACCATCTGCCGGTACAGCCTAGGCCGCCCCATATGGCCACATTTACAAAAAATCATGGGTAAATTATGCGTTTACGCTTGACAAGTAAATGTAATGCGCGTATAATAGCAGATGTAAACCAAAAAGAAAAGCGCCCCGCCAGCCTGGACAGCATCGGAGCGCACCGCCAAGGAGAGCGGCGCAATTATTGTACCGCCTCCACCGTAAAAAATCAAGGAGGAAATTACAATGATCATTAACGGAAAGAACTATTTGTTACTTGAAAAGCGCGCCTGTAATTTCACTGGCGGCGTTCCGGTCACCGCTGAAAGCGACGTCGGTAATTATCGCGTATGCACGATGGGCGAGGCGATCCCCGGCAAGGACGGCCGGAATTATTTTCTTGAATTTTCTCTTTGGCAGAACCGCAGCCAGCCGCGCTATACCAACAAGCGCACCGGGGCACCGCTGAAACACCCCGTGCAAGAGATCGTCAACCCCATTGGACTACACATCGACACGCAATACACCGACAAAAGCGGTCAATCTTGGCGCAATCTCAACTTGGAACAGCGCATACACAAACAGAACCCCAGTTACACCACTGCCGAAATTCTCGCCATTGCAAACGAGATCAGCGCGGAACACTACGACGGTATTAAATGGGTTTGTTCTTTCCGCGAGACCGTCGAGCATGGCGCGAACTTTACGCCCGCCGCCCTGATTTTAACCTATGCGAAAAGAAACCGCATGGAAATAGAATCCCGGTTCGGAACACTCTTTCTCAGGCTTTACGCCGGGACATATAAATATCTGGCCTACGATATCCGCAGCTTTGGCAGCCGCGATAATGTAACCGTGATTCTTGAGGAGGTGGAAGCATGAACATTAACCAGATCATGTCCGAACTGGCCCAATATATCCGGATGCAGGAAGAAGCCGCCGCAATGGTGGAATCTCTCAAAAAACCAGCTCAAAACCCAGATGCAGGCCGCCGGGGTTGATACCCTGGCAGGCGACGAACACAAGGCCACTTATAAGGCCGTCACAAGCTCCCGCGTGGATACCACCGCATTAAAGCGAGACCTGCCCGAGATCGCCGCCCAGTACACCAAGACAACAACCGCTCGCCGGTTTACGTTTGCATAAGGAGGGGATCACATGTTTCTAACGCCGCACATGCGCCGCCTTGCCGACCAGATGCAGCACATCCACGAGGCCGCAGAGGCCCGCAGCAGTAACCCGTATTTCTGGGACTACACACCCGCAGAGCTGGCAGAACTGGCAGAGCTGCACACGCAATACATGACGGAGAAATCCGCCGCCGGATTATAAGGAGGCGCTACAATGCGTTACCAGATCATCACATACAACGAGGACACCGGCGCGGACGAGCGCCGCGAGTACTCCCGCAAGGCTGACGCGATACGCGACGCAAAAGCCCGGTGTTACTTCTCCGCCAGCGGATACGGCACCGACCGTGGCGTTATCGTCTACGACCTCAAAGCCCGCCGGATCGTTTTCTTGATCGGCGATTTTCCGGAGCGTCACCGCCCCGCCGAGGAGGTGAGCGCATGACCCTGCTTTTGATCCTCGCTTTCCCGCTGATGGTTCTTGTTGAGATCGTCAAGCGGTCTAATTGACAGGCAACCGTCAACATGTTACAATCAATCTAGCGGACAGGGCGCAGGCCCAGAAAGGAGCGCAACATGGAGCGCATTATGGTAACCAACCGCAGCGGCGCAGAGATCGACTTTTCCGCCACCGTCGAGTTAATGGACGACGAGACCCGCGAGGCCGTGCATATGGAGTTTGCCCCATGCACGGAACAGGAATTTTTCACGGCTTACGAGGCCGCCCACGCTGCAAAATTTGGAGAGTGGGAGCTAAGCAAGCCAAACCCGACATATTAACACCGCAGGAGCCGCCCACGCCGGGCGGCTTTCCTCTTGCCCTGGTGCAGCTCCGCCGGATCATCGGCGCAGCGCCTGCCAGACCACGCCCAAAAGGGCGCTTTTCTTTTGCCCCGATACAGGCCATTTTAAGCCGCTCTGGCGGCATTTGTTCCCGCCCGCTATCCCCTATATTGCCACGCCTGCAAACGTCTTGCAGCGGCCTTTATTTACCGTTCTGTGGGGTGTTATTTTGTGCCCCGTTTTACCCTCGTTGCACCGTCAGAAATCGAACGTTCGTTCTTTCTCGCCGGTTTTGAGAAGATTTTCACCAGATTTTTCACGAAAAACGCATCAGGCTCCCGCCGGATTCTGCGCCGGGGAGAGCCTGTTATAGTCGCGACATAGTTGTTTCATAGTTGTTGGCGCAATTCGGAAATTTGCCGCTCCAAGCGCTCAATCTTTTTCAAAGTCGCGCGCCGCTTCATGTCTTCGCAAAATTGCTTATAGTCGGTTCCCGCATAGTCCCAGCGGAATCCGGCGGCGGTGTTCGCCCGACCCTCGCAACAGCTTGCAATGCAGACGGGGGAGATGCCAAGACATCTTGCGGCCTGCGCCTCATTCACCCAAAGTGCCACAAAGTCGCCGGACAAAGTAAACTGGCAAACGGGCCTTTCCTCAGCGTTCACGCCAAGAACTTCCCTCGCGTGCCGGTTATTGTATCCCTTCGTGCACCACTCCAAGTTTTGCAAGCGGTTGTCAAGTTTGTTGCCGTTCTTGTGGTTGATGCAGTCATAGTCGTTCGGATTTGGCAAAACGTTAAGGCTAAAAGTCGATGCACTTTGCAGTCCTTCTTCCTTCCGTTCTTCGTAAGGGATACGACCACATACCCGTGCGAGTTCACATTGCCGAGCAGTTTATTCCCATTCGTTACGTTCCTGATTTTCCCGTCTCTGGTGATCTGATACAGCCCCTCATAACCCGGAATGTCCACCCATTCCTCCATGTTCGCACCTCCAAAATACTCCAAAATGGTCGTCTGTACGAGATTCCGTGTATCAACCCCGTGTTTTTCTCACCCATTTTTCGAAGTGTGCGGGATTCCGTTCAGTTTTCGTCGATCTCCGCAGCGATGTCGGTAAGATATTTCTGTTGCAAGTCCTCCGGCGATAGTTGCTCGCCCAAAGGCTGGTTGGGGGTCAAGACCACTTCCTGCTTGTCCTGATAGCCCATGTTGTTTTTCATCAAAAAAATACCCGCAACTGGGTTAATCTTGCCGTTTTGCATATAATCCTCCATCTGCGCGTTCAAAATTTGGTACGCTTTTTTAAGCGTGTGGCGCACTCCGGCGGGCAAGATTCGGCTTCTGTTCTCTCCTGTCCCGTTTGCCCACCGCGTCAAAGTCTCCCGTGAAACACCAAAAGCAAGCGCTAAGCCTGCTACACTGGGCTTCATGTCGTTCTCTGCACACAAATCAAAGTAGTCTGCAATTCTGGTAGATACTTGTTCTACGCTCTCCATATCGGGATCGTCCCACTTGAACATGATAAGCGCGTGGTTCAGGTACTTTGTGTTATCACCGGGATTTGTCTGCACGGCGCAGTCGGGGCGCTTGTTTCCTCCTGAGCCTTTGGGTCTTCCACGTCCGCGCTTGGGCGTTACCTCCATGTCTGTGACTTTATCGTTCATTCTCCATCTCCCTCTTGCATCTCGCTATCTACACGCACCAATCTCCGGAAATATAGCAGACTTTACCCGCCCCGAAGGGCTACAACGCCGCCCACATTGGGCATTTTTCTTTCCATTGGCCGTCTTTCTCACTTAGATTGTCACACGCTACCGGCAACTACGCTCCGAAAAGTCGTAGCCCCTATTCCGTCAGGTCAAACCGGTCTTGACGCATCAAGACAAGCGCAGTTTTCAGCGAGCTTTGTCATTTCCATGTGAGCCATGACGACAACGGTCTCACATTGTCCGGGCGCTACCCGGCATCTGGTACGGCATTGCAGTCCTACCCTACTTTAGCGCTTCGGGGAAAGTCCCCGTCACTCGCTGTGGTCTCCCCTTGCGAGGCACCTATGCCGCATATAGTGCGTTTTCTTTCGGCTTTTGCCTATCCGCTTTGAGGAATACGCACAACCCTTCGGAACTCCTCGGTAAACGTATGGCGGAGCGCCTACCGCTTCAATGTTCTGGCACACTTTCGGGCGGGACGCTATGCCACTTGCCCACGGTAGTGCCGCACCGCTTTTTTCGTCGCGGATTCCGTCTCTACAGGCTCCGTATTGCCCAGCCGTTTTCTATGTGTCGGCACACTGTGACCGGATGGGAGGTGCGACCTCCCGCCCCTGATCGTGGGATAGCTCACGCAGTCCGGCGTATACCCGTCATATACCGCTGGCGGGAAAGCGGTTGAATGGAGGCATTGGCGGGAATCGAACCCTGCATCGTCCATCGGCGGCGGTTTCCGCCGTGCGCTCTTCCAACTGAGCTACAATGCCGTGTGTGCCCGCCGCCGTGCAACGACGGGCCACAGAAAGGAGAATGAAAAATGAATGCAAGCAAGATGATGAATAGGAGGTGTCATAGGGTCTGCACGTCCCCACGACTATTGTACCATACTTTTTGCAATGTTTATAGTGCAAAAACGCTGATCCTCTAAAGTAGTTATTCTAATTAAACACTTTTCACACTTCCTCGAAATACTTCACATCTCCGATGCTGCAAACGTAAATCTGCCCCTCATGGTATTCGCTGTGTCCGGCGATCTGGGGATTATAAAACACCGTCGCATTGCCGATGTCGGTAAATGTCTCACCGTACACAAACACCTCGCAAAAGGCGTTTCGCGCCGCGTCAGACACCCAGCTTGCCGGGGTGGTATACTGATACTCCCTGCATACTTCCTCCGGCGTGCAGCGGTTCCTGTGGCGATTGCATGCATTAAACAGGGCTTGTACAATGCCACGGCATTGGTCGGCGTCGTTTCCCGCTTCTGCCGTAACGATCTGAAGCACCTTCGTCACGTCGTAGCCGAAGGTCTCAAACTCTCGGTCTGTTCCGATGGCTGCAATCACCGCCTCCGCGCTTTTCTCCGCTTCGTCCGGGTCTTCGTATGCTTCTTCGTGTGGGCCGCCCTCGATCACCAGAATCGTGCGCTCCTCGCGTTCCGGCACCTTCTCAGAAAAGCCGGTCAGCACCACCAGCGCCGCCGCCAGTATCAGCAGCACCCACGCTGCGGCGATAATGCGGTCATTTGTGGTTGGTTTCATTTGTTTTATGACGCTATTCCTCCTTTCTCTTACCGTAGGAGCAGAAGTCGTCGTCCTTCGGCACCGCAAAAAAGCTGTCAGGGTTCAAACACTTTTTGCTCCCCATGTTATACTTGCAGTCCTTGCAGCGCACCACCGGGGCAACATCAGCGGCGGGGAATTGTTCAATAATGGCATATACCCCGTCTGCAAATACTCTTTCGATAAAGCTGTTTTCACCCAACTCCATCCGCTCAAATTTGGCTATCAGCGCTTCCCGCTCAATGTATTCAGCCATTGTCGTTCTCCTCTCCAGCTTTTCTGTGTGGCGCTCCCGGAACCCATACCTGCTCACGGCAGGCGTAACATATTCCGTCCTCCTTCCACTCTCCATGACCATATTTGCAGTCGCTACACATCGGCATCGCCGTTATCTTCCTACCACAATATGGGCAATAGTTTGTGATTTCTCTCGCATTCGTCCCTTGACCACGCCGGTATCTGGCGAACGGCATCCACATTCCACAGCCAGTACACTGCGGAACATCTGCCTCATATACTCTCCATTTAGCCATTGTAGTTCCTCCTTATCTCACGTTCCATGATGCCCAGCGGCGTGTGCTCTCGTATCCATGTGTACATCCACGCCCTACTCTCCGCCGTGCCCATCGGCTTCTTTTTCGGCGGCAGTTCGCCGTTCTTCGCAGCGACGGCAGTGGGGTTGTGCTTATGCTCTCCCATCACTTCATCTCCTCTTTCAGTTCGTCATACAACTCGCTGAACCGCTTGTTCCACTTTCTTAGCCCGAAGAAACAGTACACGCCCAGCACGATCCACAGCCCGCTGGCGATGTTTTGCAACAGATTTTCCATATCACTCCACCTCCTGACCCCAAAATTCTTTACGACAGTCATGGCATCGGCGATGGATATTGACGCAGCCGCCCTGTGCATTCCTGTGCGATTCAGAAATTGGGCAGGGGCATACTTGCAGCACACCATCATCTCCAATACTCGCCTGTGGCCACTGCTCCAGAAAAACGCTCTGCCGCGTCTTGCGCGGGTGTGCGGCAGACCACTCCTCTACGACCTTAACCCCTTTATCTACTTCACATTTGAGGTATGTTCCAGTTCCAACCCCGAGTTTGCACGAACCATCCCAGGCAGGGCAACCGTCAGAACACCAATTAAACGATTTGCACATTCTGTTGCGCTCTTCTATAAACTTCGCAGCATCCATCACATTTCCCTCCATTTGCACCCGTCACAGGCGCCCTCGTGTGCTCGTTTGTACTTCCCGCAGTATTGGCATAGCTCGTTGATAAGGGCTTTCCGGTCTGCGCTCATCTTCTCGATCTGCGCATCCCGCCGCAGTACGGTATCCCGCAGGGCGGCGTTAGCCTGCAACAGTGCCTCGATGTGCCGCTGCTGGTTCTCGATCAAGTCAGCGGCGTATCCCATCGCTTTTTCGATACATCCAAACTCGGCAATCAGAGGACACGCTCCTTCGCATTTCTTATGCTGCTCACAGCACCGCAGCGCGGTTATGATTTCGTCTCTTGTCATAGCACCCAATCCTCCTTTCGTACTTGGAAAGCGTCGCCCAGTTGCATGGTGTCCGGGTAATTGTGCTGTGTGGTCTGTACGGCGTATTTGTCGATCTCGGTTGCATAGTATGTTGTAACATTCACACCCATCTTTTCCAATGCAATATGCCCGCAGCTCATACCGTCGTACATAGAAAGCACTTCCACCGGCTCCTCCGTCAGCCCGGTAAAATGGCTCATAATGTGGGCAATCACATCCACGGTCCAGCCGTTGCCCAGCATTTTATACGCCTGGGTGTCGCTGACGGGAAAGGCGTATGTGTCCGGCACGGTCTGGAGGCGTTTACATTCCGTTACGGTCAGTTTGCGAATGATGTAAAATCCGTCTGCCAGTTTAATGGGGTATGTCTTTTCTTTGATGGTGATCCGCCCGCCGCGAACCTCGTAAACTGGGATTTCTTTTCCGCCTGCCGCCTTAATTACAAACTGCCCTTTCCCGTCCGGGATAACGGGGACGGCAATCATATTGTCTTTCTGAACGGTTGTCAGGCAGTTGGTTTTCTGCGGTTCTTCGTTTACCTCGAAATACTGGAAATGTGGGATCGCTTCGTTGTAATCGTCGCGGTGGCCTTGCTCGTTGATCCTGCGTCCCACGACGCGCCCAGCCACAGGCACGGCATAAAGCCCGGTTTTTGCACCCAGGCCGCCGCCATTCCCGCAGAGGGTTACGCTTTTTGGCGTCCGGGCTGTAACCCCTGTATTGCTGGCTGTCAAAAGTCTGGTTCTTTGCGTCGTTCTCAATGGTCCGATCCTCACCGGCTCCACCAGAACGTTATACGGGACGCCCTTGTGGGTGTTCGCCGTCACGCAGGCGCTTTTTCCCTTCATTGCGTCGTGGAAATAATCGAAATCAAAATGATTCCGCCCGTCCTTGGTTTCGCGCACCATATAATCCATTTCTTTTTCGGTCAGCGGCTTAATGGCAACAGGTTCCGCCGCACCATTCCGCTGGTGTCTGGAAACCATGTCGTCCGCCGTGGTTCCGCCAGTTGTGGACAGCAGGGCATACCCTTTTTCTTTCCAGCAGACACCACTTTCCAGAATGTCGCGCAGGAGGGTCCCACGGTTCACCGGCTGCTCCACCGGCACTTGGTTGTATGTGCCGTCCGGGTTCCGTCTGCCCACCCAATACAAGCGCTGTCTGTTCTGCGCCGATACCAGCGCGGAGTTGATAAGCACGGGTTCCACGCCCAGCTCCGCCGTGATCTGCGCCCGGATGGCGGGCGACATACTCTTGTTGTTCTCGTAGAGAAAATAGTCCGGCTGGTACTTGTCCCGTGCGATGCGATAATTCAGAAACAACTCCCAGCCGACGCCGCTGGCCTCGGTTTCGCGGTTCTTGGTCTGTGCGATACTCCAATGTGTGCAGGGGCTTCCGCCGATCAGTATTTTCATTCCATCAATCTCCAAACACAACGCCGCACTCGTCCTTCAGCACGTCCTTGATGTGCTTCCGCTTGATGCGGCCCTCGTTTATTTCCTCCGCCAGCTTCTCCAGGCACTCGTACAGATACGCGATGCTCTGCGTGTCCCGGCTGTCCGCTGTCTCCTCTTGGACGTGCCAGCCGCATTTATCCATCAGTACCATTGCCACCATGTCCATGTTCTCCCGTGTGCCCTGTAGCTTGCCCCGCATAAAGATGCGGTCGTCCCTGCTCAAACGCTGCTTGCCCATGCGTCACCACAACCTTTCCTGCGCCGTATGTTCCGCAAACCGCTGTTCTTGCAGTTGGAAATATGTCGGTTCGATCTCGCACCCCACAAACTCAAAGCCGAGGTTGTAGGCCGCAATACGGCTTGAGCCGCTGCCGAGGTGCGTGTCCAAAATGCGCCAACCTTCTTTCGCGTACTTCTGCAGCAGCCATTCATACAGCGCCACCGGCTTCTGCGTTGGATGGATGCGTACCTCGTTTAGTGCCTTGTTTCCTTGCTGAGTTGTGCCGTCCGTGATGCTTTTCCCCTGAAACATTCCGTTCCACATATAACGAAAGATACGAACGCTATCGTGGCAGTTTGTCGCCGCGATCTCGCAGTCCGAAAAAGAACTGTTACCGTTGCACTTGTCCCAAACGATGCGCCCCGGCGGAAAAACAACACCAAAGTAATTACACCCCCATACAATATACTTTTTCGCCACGCGCACAAGCTGCGAAAAGTAGTCTGTTCCCGGAATGTCCCACTTCGGTGAAATTAGATAGTCCCGGTGTACGCCGATGGGACTGACCTTGTTGCCGTAATACCCTCTGCGTTCCGGGCCGGAGAAGTACGGCGGATCTACAATGGCGAGGTCAAATGCCTTGTCCGGCAGCGTCCGCATATACTCCATACAGTCGGCGTTTATCGCAGTCTGCTTACCCATCTCAACACCTCACTCCGATGTAGTCCAGCACCCGCGCATAGCCAAGGCCGTCTTTCGTGGGTTTCCACAGTCCGTCCGTGTCGAACGCCCCACCGCCGATGCAGAACTGGTAGTGCTTCGGGTGCGTCAGTTTCATCATCTCGTACCTGTTGGGAGATTTTTCCAAATGACTTCCAAATCCGCAATAGCAGCACCCGGTTCTCTGGCATCCCGTGCAGTGCAACTTGCAGTCGATCAGCGTCGCGCCGTAGTCATTCTCGCCGTCGCTGGCCACGATGTCGCCGTACACGCTGGCGTAGGGTAGCCCCCGCTCCACGATAAACCGCAGCACATCCTGCTCCGTCCAGAAACTCATGGGCTTAGATAAGGGACGCCCTCCTTCAAAGGCGTTGCAGCCGGTTTCGCGCCATTTCTGCATACGCAGAAGGCTTTCCTCCGCCATTGTTGCCGTCGTGGGCTTGACATCCGCTCGGTGCTCATAGCTCTTTGACGGGGACTTTTTCATAATTCCACAGCACTTGTCTGATATGAGAAATGGAGCCGAAAGCAAATACTCCCACTTTTCACAGTTGTACATACTCTTTTTCCCATCGGCGCGTAAGACTTCCCCACGCAATAGTTTCATACTTCGGCTATCTGGTGAATGCCGCGCGGTTTCTATCCGGTGCGCTACGTCTTTACCGATGATGCTGTACCCGTACTTCGTTACAACCTGCCGGATGTTCATCTTCGGCCGCAAACGGTGAAGGTTTACGGTCACGCGGGGGAACTCCCTCCGCAGCCAGTCGGCGTACTCATTGACGAACTTCTGTATCTCCGGGTACTCCAACCCAGTGTTCACAAACACCAAGTTCAGCTCCCACGGCGGTGTCCTGAAGCTCGCCAGATACCGAGCCGCCAGATACGCCAGCACCGTGCTGTCCTTTCCACCGGAAAAACTGACGTAGCACTGCCCGCCCCATGCGGTGTACCACTCGTCCAGTTTCTCGTAGGTCAGTATCTCCTTGTCCTGCACGTCCAGCGCCATCAGTTTCTTTGCTGCTTCATTCGTCAGCGGCTGATTGATTGGCAGCATTACTCAGCCTCCACCAACTTTCCGTCCACCAGCTTATACCATGTGTCCGCTCTGATGTCCGTGCCGTCTACGACAAACGCTTTCCACTCTTTGATGTCCCAATTGTCCGCGTTTTCCTCACAGATCACCAGCACAGCACCAAGACCGCCTTTAATCTTCACATCGTTACCGCGAACAAGGCCGCATCCGTTTTTGCCAACAGAAACAGATCCTTTTGCGGTGGCTGCGCCGTAAGCGCCTGCGGTGGCTGCGCCGCGATAGCCTGCGGT